TTTCTAGTGGCTACCACTAGAATACATTACAGGTATAGCAATAAAGATCCCACCAAACACCAATGCAATTACAAGAATGACTGGCATCTGAGATATCAAAGGCTTATGAAAATCAAAGAGTCTGATGTATTCATGAACTCTATACGCTGCTACTTTATTCTTAATCTTTTTCATCTTCTAATATCTCTAATAGTTGCAATCCATTATCGTATGGACTCAAATTGTTATACTTTGTTAGACATTCTGAAATTGTAATCTTATCCCATATATCCGTTGTACCATCTGGATAAGTTACCTGATATTTACGTTCAGTTCTATCCCAAAATCTAGGTCGAACATCAGTAGGCATTTCACTTTTCATATCGTATCAATTTCTTCCCATGATCTAATATAGAAATTATCGCCTAGTTTGTCAATTTCTGTTTGTGGATAACCTTCAGAAACTAACCATTGAGTCATGTTAAAATCATCTTCTAGTAGATAATATTCTTCAGGTGCTGGTTTAGGAAATCCATACCTCCATCCAGATGGAGGGTCAACTATCAGTGTCATTAATTAATACTCCTATACATGGCACAATTATAGACATTTTACAATATTTAGGATATTCATCAAAGCTCATTACCATAAGCATTGGAATGCCGAGTATCATAAACACGATTATGCCTATTGCTTTGCCTAAGTCTTTAGTTGTTGAATAGTTCTGATGGTCACCGCTCATGATTGTCCATCTTCCATTCTATAAAAAATATGAGCTCCCATCTGAGCTATTTTAGTAAAAGATTTTGCCCAGCTAGGACTTACATATGATGCATGATAATGAGTAGAACCTTCAGTTATTCCACGCCATTTACTAGTAGTGAACATTGTAACAGCATGACTTACTGAAAGTTCCCATGCTTCAGCATTTTGCGGCTCATCAGCCTTACCATCACAATACCAACTAAATTGACATTTATTTAATAGTGGTTCACCCTTATCATTTAAATACGATTGATGTACTACTTCACATGGAGTGCCAGGGTATTTTTCATGTTTAACTCTGTTCAGTACCACGTCTGTCACAGCCATAGAGTCTATTAAAGAAGACGCCATGGTTTCATAATATATGTTTGTAGCTAAGCATTGTATCTGCTTAACTTCTTCTTCCTGTGCACGACGAATAGCTTCGTTTTCAATTGCTAATTCGCTAGCCATTTCTTCTGCAAGTAATTGCACTTCCTCTTTTTTCTCAGTAGCTACTTTTGTACCTTCATAAGCAGCATAACCGACAGCGCCGCAGACTACGGCGTTGCCTAACATTATTGCTATATGTTTAAGTTTCATTTAGTTTCCTGATTTATTGTTATATAGGTATTATATTACATTTTAAATAAAAAGTAAACCTTTATTTTACAAAAGGCCACTCTTTTTTACCCATAAGATTCTCAATACGGGATTTTAAAAAACTAATAGTAGTATGAATATGTCCGCAATCATGTGGTTCAAGAAGGGATTCATAGTAGTAAATTTCTTCTTGTAACATTTGTATTCGAACATTCTCCATATTTTTCATGTGCAGTTCGTCGTAATATGATTCTAATCCCATAATTAAGCCCTCTGTGGAAATTTAAGTGTGTATTGCGTAGCATGCTCTGCCGATATATCTTTATGGCCTAACGCCCAATTTTCTGCAGCAGATTCTACGTAAGTAAGAGCTTTATTTGGGTAACTTTCTTCAAAATATCTAACGCCTTCTCCGGTATAATACCTAATATACGCATGTTCTTCCTTATAACTAAAATGTATTTCACAGTAGTCTTTGCTGTTATCAGAATAATGTGTCGAAAGTTTTTTACCCATTTTTATTCTCCTTGAATTAGTTCCTCAGCGAGAGGAAAGATTTTACTAATAGCTTTACCACACTCTCGAGCAAGTTCCATATGCTCTTTCTGAGTACCATTACCACTTCTTAATTCAATATAGTGAATCCACGATCTAAGAGTTCCGTTAGCGTATAAGCGGGATAAAGTCAAACCTTCTGGTAAAACCTTACGAGCTTGTTCTTTTGCGATACCGTTTTCGATTGCCCAATCATAAGCCATCTTAGATGTTTCTATAACAGCCATTTGTTTATTCCACCATTCATTTTGCAGGCTGTCATCTTCAGTCTCAATACTATTTTGACGATTTTTAGTATCCTGGAGACGCGCTTCACATAACACAAACGTTTCATCCATGTCATTTGGATTAGCGTATCGTTGACTAAATTCTTGGAATGAGAATGAACGATGCCGTAACAATTGTCGGGCAATATCACGAGTCGTTTCGATTTCCATGGTGGCCGAGGCCATTTCCAGTGGCGACCAGTGTTTATGCTTAATTAGATATTTAATAAGCTTTTCACTGGTCGCACTATTAATCTGGTTTGTAGGATTTGATACTCTTGCACAAAAAGCAATAAGATCTTGAACATCACCAATTTCTGGCATATCATGAACTTGGGTATATCCTATCAATTTAGCCTTCATTACTTATATTCTCCAGTATCATATTCAACAAAATCTTGGTCATACATTTCTTCCCAATCTGTTGGGATCATAATATTATGATTAATTCGTTTGATAGCTTTTGTTAGTTTTTTACTTCGAGGCATATCTTCTTCCATTTGCATAAGAGCCTGATGTACTATTGCAAACGCATCATCATCATTAATTTCAATTTTCATTTGGTTCATCCTTTTGTTCATAGTGTGTATCAATTTTATCAGTCACTTTTTCAGCAGAGTACAATCCAAGACCAGTGAAAAATCCAGCTATAAAAAATGCTAATACCGTTTCCATTATTTTACTGCGCTTCCTTCATCACAAAAGTTCCTTTTCGTGATTGTAAGTAGTTTTTACCTGAGATTCGTTGCTTAATAAATCGCTTGTTTGTTTCTGTTTTGTTTGGATTTTCAATCGTAAATACGACGTCTTTACCTTTAGCTAAAGCTTTCATTTGATTTAGAAACCTATCACCAGATTCTACATAATCACGTCTCATAGCCTTACGAATTGATTTATTTACAGCCGTGTGAATACCTGCGGACTGCGTTGATTCTTTACCCATTATTTATCTCCTATCAAATTGCTATATTCTTTTAGTTTTTCTCTTTTAGCTATAGATGCTTCTAACACATCATCACTAGAAATATTAAGATAATCACCTAGTAAATCTAGCATACATTGCACATCACCCATTTCACTTATAAGATTTTCTCTGTGCTTGTCATTCATACCAAACCGTAGAATTTTCATACATTCTTTTATTAGTTCAGCACATTCCTCGCTTGTTATAACAAGGCATTCTTCCTCTTTTTGTTTCATAATTTAAATCCTTCAAATGAAGAGTTTGCTAATTTTTCACCAGTAGGTGTTCGGTCAAATACCGGTGAATCGTCCATTAAAGTCTGAGAACTTTCATCAACATCAAATAATCTCATTTTAGCTCTATTAACCCCGATGACAAACCTCTTATGAAACGTTGGATCATTATATCTATTCTTCAATTGTTTGACCGCAATTTGACCCATTGCCTCAAGTTCTTCAGTAGAAATAAGAGCAATCATCAAATCTGCTGTAGCGGGTAATCCAAAAGACTCACTCGTATCTTCAAGCCCAACATCTGAGTTACCATAACCACTACGCGTCGTTTGCGTTGCAGATACGATCGGGACATTGAATTCAACTGCCAAGCCACGAAACTCTTCTGCAATTGCTTTAATGTAGTTATATGAATTGATAGCACCTCCCATTCCTTTCATACGCGACGAAGCACAAATATTTAAATAATCAATATAGATTATATCAGGTTCGAATGCTTTTTTAAGTTTTAACTCACTTAGTAGTGCTCTCATGTGACCGACATTAGCAGAACCTGTTGGGTATTCTTTCACAATAAGTTTACCATTAGTTTTCTTTGAAAGCTTATGAACTTTCTCAGCAAACATAGACTGACTTAAATCGGTTAATTGATCAATCTGGACATTAAGAAGATTAGCATCAATACGCTCAGCAATACGCTCTTCTGCCATTTCAGCTGTTATGTATAAGACATTTTTTCCATCAGTGAGATTAGCTGCTGCAAAGTGACACATTGCTAATGACTTACCGACACCGGTACCAGCTAAAATAATATTTAATGTCTTACGTGGTAAACCACCTTTCGTAATATCATTTAGTAATTCAATATCGAAAGGAATTCGTTCTTCATCGCGATGATAAAAATCATAACGTTCTTGAAATGCTTCAAGATAATCATGGCCGACATTAGTATCAAATGAAACACCAAGCGCTTTTGTTAGAATATCAGGCAAAGCATTTTTAGATAGGTCTGGATGCTTACCATCAATAATACTAATTGACTCCATGACAGCATTGAACAGAGCACGGTCTTGACACCACTTTTCAGTAGCATCAAGTAACCATTGATCGTCGCTTTTTTCTTTGGTAAATAGCTCTGGAATGATTTCCATTGCCTGGCGATATTGCTCATCACCCAATTTGTCAGCGGAATCAATTTCAATCTTAAATGATTCGGCTGATGGTAGCTTATTATACTTAGCAACAAACTTACCAGTTTGTTTAAAGAGGTCTCTGTATATGCCCTCAAAGTATTCTGGCTTAATAAAAGGAAGAACTTTTCGCATATATGTGTCGTTAGTTAGGATATTTTTAAGAACAACTTGTTCTATATTTGTGTTCAAGGTTCTACCTCATTTAATCTAATGTCAGTTGCTTTGTTTTCGATAGCATCTTCTATAATTGATATTAGAACATCACCAGCATGTTTTTGAAACTCCGTATTTTCAACTTCTAAATCTTCAATAGGTGATGATACAAGATTGAAATTAAATGACATTTGCTCACCATCCTCCATTCGAATTGTACCAAATTGTATAACCGTCTCAAGATAATCACCAGACAAGAATCTTACTTGCCAACCGTCATCATT